ACATACTTGCTATACCAGATGGCGTTCGCACGTCTGAGCATGTCAGGTGGGCTTATGCGCTAGTGTTAGACGATATAAATAGGAAAATCCGCCTAGCCTATTCAAATATGAAAGAAAAAGAAGCGCCGGGTGACTCAATAGCCATGAAAATTCAATCACTGCTAATCGGTTTTGATGAGCCGCAAACCGCAGGCGTGATCGCTAACAGATGCAGACCACATAAAAAAGAACAGGTCAACCAGATACTTGAACAACTTGTCGATGCTGGAAAAGTATCAAAAGCCAAAGGAAAACGCGGTTTTAGGTATGAACTTTCATAACTAATAATTGTACGTTTTTTAAACAAAAGCCGCTTAAATGCGGTTTTTTTATGTCTTACGTAGTTAATCTAGTTTAAAAAAGATAATGGTTTACTAGCATGAAAGCTATATTTGGCGCGGGTTACAGGCTATTTAGTGAAAATAAATATTAATCCTTATATAGATACATAATAAAAAGATATTTACTACAGGGTATAAAACACAAATTATGCCCTATAAGGTATTAAATAAATATAGATAATTAGTATTATGCATTTATTTAATAAATTCATTATTAATATATTAATATATTAATATATAATTAACTAATATAAATAAAAAGACTTATAAATCAAAGCGTTATGTTTTTTAAATGTAGTAAAATCGCTCCTATGTATTACTAGGTTAACTAAGTAACGTTTTTAATCTGTTTTACTATTAATTTACTTTAAAATTTTATATAATTTATTTTTAATAAATAAAAGCGAATGATTATGGAATTTAATTTTGGAAGTTTATCAAGCAAAATAAGAGAGCAAATTAATAGTTTAGAGGTTGGACAAAGCAAAGTTGTAGAACCATTTGGAAAAGATTCTTATCAGCTTGGCTCCGTTACTCAGGCGATAGGCAGGTCACTTAACAGAAAATTTAGTTTAAAAACAAACAAAGAAAATAGCGAAATAACAGTGACTAGGGTTTCTTTGGTTAACCCACCAATTAATTACACTAAGTTCATTCAATCACAAATAGAAAAAATGGGCGTTGATGTAACAAAGGTTCTTAGAACCAAAGGAAAAGATACGTTTGGGTGTTCCCCTTTTGTATCTTCAATCGGTAGAAAGCTTGGCAGAAAATACAAACTAAAAACAGATAAAGAAACGAACACGATTTGGGTTGGTAGAGAATTTTAATATATAAATACAAATAAGTGTTTACATTCTAATTTGTACGTAATAAGATATTGTTACTGAAACAAAACAACTGGAAGCGGAAAAGATGAACATTAACCAGATAGTAAAAGGCCATAAAGCAGGAACATTTATCATATTAGGGTTTAGAACAATAGGCGGAGAGAATTATGCTCAACTTAAAAGTGTTAATCCTGCAAATCATAATCAGGTTTCAAAAGGTGAACTTTCACTTCCATTAACGGCAATCATGCCTTTATAAAAACCAGCCCCTACGGGGGCTAATTTAAGGAGTCATTTATGTTTTTATCACAGGGCAAGTTTTACACGTTAGACGAATTGATTCAGTTAATCAGGAGTAGGCAGGTATGAGAGAAATTAAAACGTTGTTGCAGCCGTATAAGTCATTTTATGCGGCTAACAAAGATTTAGGTGTTAGCCTTGGGCAATTGCAGAGATGGCATCGCCTGGGTGCGTTGGTTGATTCTAATGGGCAGGTATGGATTAAAACAGCAAAGCCAATTAAGGGGTGGGAAGAATGATTGAAATAAGAAATGCAAAGTTTTTGCCGGGTACGTATCACATGATTATTTGTGGAATTTATATTGTGTTTGATAAGGTTGAACTTTCTAGCACTGAAAATTTAAACCTTTTTAATAATGATCGTTTTGTTTGTTTGATTGACCATGAAAAAAGGGATGAGGTTTTGCAGCTTATGCACGATGAAGGTATCGAGGTTTTAAAAGATGCGTCACTATTATGAAAAGGACAAAAAAGTACAACCCGCTGAAGCAACTTGATCTGGTGGCAAAGCAAGCATTGAAAAATGCGGCTGTGGGATATGTCACTGGTAGTGAAGGATGCAAATTAATCGACTTGCGCAATAAGCAAGTTTCTTATGCTTCACACACAACTGTTAAACTTATATCAACATTGCGTCATAAGTGGTCTGTTTTCATAGCAGTGTTTGGGATTGATAGCACAGGCCAGAAGTACATGAAGTCTGAAGAAATAATAGTGAATCGACCCGTTTTACAGTCTGAGTTATCTGACATATTAAACGAGAAACATTTAGCACTTGGTAAGAATTTCAACAAAAAGCATTTGATCAACTATGGTTGGATTGGTACACCTTTTTTGAAAGAGTGGCAAGAATCTGAGGCATTTGATTTGCTAACCAATTTAGGTGCGTTTGAATATAGATTGGAGCAAGAGTGATGAGTTTAGAACAGTACAAAGATGCAAACAGAAAAGAACTGTGGGAAATATTGCAGATTCAAGTAGAACGCATTGAAGAGCTTGAGAAATTAGGTAATGAAATGGAAATTATAATCGCAGATTTACGAGCGCACTTAAAGATTAGAGGTGAGTAATGGCACAAGAAACAACAACTGAAGAAATGGATAAAATAGTTCCTGTCGTTATTGCTAAAATGGAACATCAAAGCTTTCAATCAATATGTGATGAGTTGGGACGCTCATATCAGTCACTACAGCAAGCATTTCGAAGGCGTGGGATATTGATTGAAGCTTTAGAAATATTTTACAAGAAAAAAAGCCAACATATGAAGAATATCTTAACACTCAGTCTTATTAATGGAGCAAGAATGATAAATATAAATTTATTGCATACACAGGCTCAAATACCACAGCGCGGATCTGATGAGTCTGCGGGGTTAGATTTGCATACAGTTGATAGTGTTACCATACCACCAGGGCAACGTGCTTTATTACGTACAGGTTTTGCGATGTCGATGCCTCAAGGTTATGTTGGGTTGATATGGCCTAGAAGTAAATTAGCCGCTAAAATGGGTGTTGATGTTCTTGCTGGTGTTGTCGATTCTGATTACCGGGGCGAGGTTATGATCAGCTTGTTAAACACTGGGCTTGATCCTGTTGAAATTAAAACAGGTGACAAAGTGGCACAGATGATTATCCAACGACATTCTTCTAGTATGGAAATAAATGTGGTGGATGATTTAGATAGAACGATGCGAGGTAAAGCTGGCGTAAATTCCAGCGAAATGCGGTTACGGTAGTTATAAATTGTTTATGCTGTATAATGCAGCATAAGCACTTTTTAATATCTCTGAAGGGGATCAACATGGCAAAGCCAGAACACTATCAACATTCAATTCAAAAAGTTAGTGATTTAATACCATACGTTAACAATTCACGCACACACAGCGACGAACAAGTAAACCAAGTCGCAAGCTCAATAAAAGAATTCGGATTTACCAGCCCGGTATTAATAGATGAATCAGGCGGTATTATTGCAGGTCATGGTCGAGTCATGGCAGCAAAAAAATTAAACTTAGAAGAAGTGCCTTGCATCACTCTTGAAGGTTTAACAGAGGCGCAAAGAAAAGCTTACATCATCGCAGATAACCAGTTGCCTTTGAACGCTGGGTGGGATTTGGATAAACTTAAATTAGAAATTGACACATTAACAGAGCTTGATTTTGATATTGATTTGCTTGGTTTTGATGATGATTTCCTTGATGGACTTCTAGACGGCCAGGCGGATGAAGGGTTGACTGATGAAGATGAAGTGCCAGAAGCGCCAGAAACGCCCGTTAGTGTATTGGGTGACATATGGCAGCTTGGTAATCATCGTTTAATGTGTGGTGACTCGACTACTATTGATGCGGTTGATAAGTTGATGGATGGGCAGAAGGCTGACATGGTGTTTACTGACCCGCCTTATGGTATGTTTTTAGATGCCGATTATTCATCAATGGAGAGTAAATTTAAAGGCTCCGATGGCGGCACAAAATACGATAATGTAAAAGGCGATCATGAGGATTTTGACCCATCATTGATAAATACTGTGTTTGCTAATTTTGATTATTGCAAAGAGATTTTCTTATGGGGTGCTGATTATTATTCTGAGCACCTAACAAATAAAAACAATGGCTCTTGGGTTGTATGGGATAAGAGAGGCGATGAATCAGCCGATAAAATGTTTGGTTCAACATTTGAGCTATGCTGGTCAAAAGCGAGGCATAAGAGAATGCTTGCCCGTGTTAAGTGGGCTGGAATATTTGGGATGGAAAAAGAGCACGATAAAAAGCGAGCGCACCCAACTCAAAAACCCGTCCTTCTAGTGGATTGGTTTTTTGATTATTACAGCCTAAAAGATAAAATTAATGTTGTTGATTTGTATGGAGGTAGCGGGGCGACTTTGTTGTCATGTGAAAAGCACAGTAAAAAATGTTTTATGTCTGAATTAGACGAAAAATACGTCGATGTAATAATAAACCGCTGGCAGAACTTCACAGGCAAAGAGGCTGTTCACATTGAAAGCGGAAAGACGTATGCGGAGATGAGCAATGACAAAACCTAAAAACAAAGGTGGTAGGCCGCCAGTAGTTTTAACTGATGAGCAAATCATCGAACTTCAAGCATTATCGGCTGTATTAAATAAAACACAATTAGCAGATTATTTTGGCGTTTCACACGTCACTTTGCTTGCAATTGAAGAAAGACAGCCAGAAGTTTCTTTAGGTTATAAAAGAGGAAAGGCGCGAGCGATAGCATCAATTGGCGGTAATTTAATAAGCCAAGCCAAGTCTGGAAACACTGCCGCAGCCATTTTTTATCTTAAAACGCAGGCAGGTTGGAGAGAAACACAGGATGATACTTCGGGCGACTCAGCGCAGCCGTTAACAATTAATTTTGCTGTTGCTGATGCGGTGAAGGATATAAAAATAACCAATGCTGACAGTTAGCGCACCGCAAAACGCATTCCTAAATAAGCTCAAAACACCATACCGGGCATACGTTGGCGGGTTCGGTAGCGGTAAAACGTTTATAGGTTGCATTGACCTGTTAAACTTCTTTGGTGAGCACCCAGGTACAACCCAAGGTTATTTCGGTATAAGCTATCCATCAATGCGGGATATTTTTTACCCCACATTCGAAGAGGCTGCACATCTGTTAGGCTTTACTGTTGTCATCCGTGAGTCTAACAAAGAGGTGCATGTGTATCGTAATGGCTTCTTTTATGGCACTGTTATTTGTCGGTCAATGGATAACCCAGCATCAATAGTTGGTTTTAAAATATCACGCGCGTTAGTCGATGAAATTGATGTGCTGCCAAAGGACAAGGCTAACAAAGCATGGAATAAAATTGTTGCACGTATGCGCCTCAAGATTGAAGGCGTTGAAAATAGCATTGGTGTTACTACTACTCCAGAGGGTTTTCTATTTGTCTACTCGAAATTCAAAAAAGATCCGACCAAAAGCTATTCAATGGTTCAGGCTTCAACATACGAAAACGAAGAACACCTGCCCGATAATTATATCGAAACATTAAAGGAAACATATCCCGGTGAGTTGATCA